ACGGAATAAATCCTTATTTATTAAAGCTCAAAAATGAGTACCTTAAAAACGGAAAGCTGACACTTACTGAGACCCAATCCAAATATATCATTGAGAACCATAACAGGGAACCTCAAATGATTAATAGGGTTATTGGTATCACCAAGTATTTGGGTGAAGAATTACAAAAACAAGATGGTGTTTCTTTTACACCAGAAAAAATATTGATTGAATTCATATTGGGTGAAACTGACAAGTCTTATCATGTTTACGGAAAGTTAAAAAGAAACCAAACAGAATCAAAAATGTATTGGTTGCCTAAAACACAGGTAACTGATGACCCTTATTTCGAAAAAATAAACATAGAAGTTGATTTTGAAAAATATAACAAGGTTTTGGCCAAGTCAAAGAAGAAGCTTTACAAACACCAAGAGGAAGGTATCAAATTCTTGCTATCTAGAAACGGATGTATCCTCGCAGATGACATGGGTTTGGGTAAATCTATCCAATCTATCATTGCGGCCCTAGAAAGTGGTGCTAAAAAGATACTAGTTGTGTGTCCTTCTTCAGCAAAAATTAACTGGGAGCGTGAAATCAATGTTTTTTGTAAAGATACAACGATTATTGACGGTAAAAAATGGTCTGAAGCCAAATTTACCATCATAAATTTCGATATCCTTAAGAATTTTCACACTTTGGTAGAAACAAGAGCACAATTGACACCAGAAGAAATGTCTTTAATCAATAGAGACCTAGCCAACGCTAATTTCGACCTTGCAATCATAGATGAAGCCCATTATTTGAAGAACAACGACAGTATTCGTGGTAAAATCATGGTTGAATTAGCTGTAAAACACAATATATCCAAAATATGGTTGCTAACTGGTACTCCAGTGGCCAATAGACCTATGGATTTCTTCAATTTATTGAAGATTATCAAGTCACCTATTGCTGAAAATTGGAAACATTATGCTGTAAGGTATTGTGATGGTAAAAAGTTCTTTAAAACGCTTAAAAACGGTCAAAAAAGACAAATATGGATAACAGATGGGGCTAGTAATCTAGATGAATTGGCATCCAAAACCAAAAATATCATACTAAGAAGGTTAAAAACAGATGTTTTGGACATGCCAGACAAGGTTATCACACCTATGTACCATCTTTTGGATAAAAAAGAATGGGCACAATACGAAAATCTATGGGAAGAATACCTACTAAAGAGGACTACTGAAGGTAAACGCAACGGAAACCTACAAAAAGACCTTGTTGAACTTATTTTGCTAAGACAATTCATTGCAGCTGTTGCAATACCACACACTATTGAGATGGTTGAGAACGCTATTGACATGGGTAGGAAAGTAATTATCTTCACCAGCTTTACCGAAGAGCTTGAAATACTAGCAAAACACTTTGGTAAATTGGCTGTTACACATAATGGGCCTATGTCAACAACTCAAAAACAAAAATCAGTTGATGCATTCCAAAAGAATTCAAAGGTAAAGGTATTTATAGGTAATATAAAATCAGCTGGTGTGGCAATTACGCTTACTGAAGCCACTGTGGTTGTGTTTAATTCATTTTCATGGGTTCCAGGTGACAATGAACAAGCTGAGGATAGAGCTTTTCGTATTGGTCAAAAAAATGATGTTAATGTTTACTATCAGTTGTTTGATGATACTATATCCATACGTATGTGGAACATGCTTAATAATAAAAAGGATGTCATTTCAACCATCATAGGTGATAAAAAAATGACTGACGAAGAAATAACTGTCGCCATGACAGAACAATTAATGAACGATTTATAATGGTAAGAATCTATTCAATCCCAGAGTTTAAAATTTGCAATAAATGCAAGTGTGAAAAACAAATAAATAATTTTGGCAAAAAGAAAAAGTCAAAGGATGGTTATGATACAATATGTAAATTATGTATTAAAAATTATGATAAAAATAGGTATAACCCATTAAAAGCCAAAATTCAAAATAAAAATTATCGTAAACTTAATGCTGATAAAGAGTATGTTCGTAAAAAAGAATACAATCAAAAAAACAAAGAAAAAGTTAATAAATACGCTGAAAAATATAGGTTAAATAATAAAGACAAATTAGCATATAGATATTTATTAATTAACACAATTAGAAGATTTGGTAAAACAAAAGAAGCTCATACTATCGAATTATTAGGTTATTCAGCACTTGAATTTAAAACTCATATTCAAAATTTGTTTACCGAAGGAATGTCATGGGAAAATTATGGTAAATGGCACATAGACCATAAACAATCAGTATCATCATTTGATAAAAACACACCAATGAATGTGGTGAATGCATTATCTAATTTACAACCACTATGGGCCACAACAAGAGAAATAAACGGAATTACTTATATGGGTAATTTAAACAAAAATAAATATTAAAAAAATGGTAAGAATCTATTCAATCGAAAATTGTCCTTATTGCACAGAACTTAAAGAAATCCTAACCCAAGAAGGTGTGGAATTTGTTGACGTTAACGTAAACCTACCAGAAAATGAGAAGGAATACGACCAAATTCACGAAGTAACCAAATCAGAAGAAGTGCCTATTGTAATGGTTGGCAAACAACTTTTGGTTCCTAATGTAAGTTTTCAATCTATTCGTGAAGCTGCTGATTTGACCAAGAAGTTTTTAGGCTAATTTCCCTTTTTCTTATATTTATAAGAAAAGACTAATCATGGCAATAAGCACAGCAGATAAAGAAAAACTATTTAGACAATTCAGACATTCGTTAGGAGCACCTATACGTCAGATTGAATTGACTGATGAACAATTATGCACTCTTCTTGAAATTTCAATCGAAGACTACGCCCAATACGTTCAAGAATGGCTTATTGAGCACCAATGGCAATCACTTTTAGGTCAAAATATTACAACTACTGATATGTCATTTGCTTTGAGTGTTCGAACTCTTGATTACGTACAACAAGCAACATACGCTTATTCAAAACAAGTAGGTCTTCAAGCCAATGGCCCATGGGAACTTAAAAAGGATTACGTTGAACTAGAAGCTGGTAGACAAGTTTACCAAATTCCAGCTGGACGTGAAGTAAATGAAGTTCTTTGGATTACACCTCCAGCAACCAGTCAAGCATTGCTAGCCAACTACGGTGCTATTGACTATGGCTTTGGTGGTGGTTTTGCACAAACAGGTGGTGGTACAGGTACTGGCGGTCCAGGATTTGCTCGTATGGGTTATTACATTGCACCAGCGTTTGACATATTATTGACAGCTGCTGATATGAATCTTAAAAATCGTATTATCAGAAGTGAATTGGTTTATAAAATTACAGCTGGCCCTAATGGAACAAAATTATTGCATTTGTTATCAACACCAGGTTCTAAATTTTCATTTGGCCAAGGTATTGGCGGTGTAGGTAGTTCTATCAATTTGACTGGATGTCAAGTATGGTATTTTTACTATGATACAACACCAGAAAATGTTGACCAATGTTTAAAAGATAATCCAGACATCATTAAAATGCCCAACCAAATTCCATTAGCTAAATTGGATTTCACTGATTTCAACGAACCTACTAAAACGCTTGTACGTCAATTATTCATAGCTGAAGGTAAAAGAGCACTAGGTAGAACTCGTGGAAAATTTGGTGGTATTGTTGGACCTCCAGAAGCTGAAAGAACAATGGATTACGAAACTCTTATCAGTGAAGGTAATGATGAAAGAAAAGCTGTGCTGGAAAGATTAGATACTAGACTTACTAGACTTTCAACAACAGCACAATTAGAGCGTAGTGCCAACGAAGCTGAATATCTAAACAGAAATTTAAAACATCACCCACTAGGATTCTGGGTATACTAATAAAAAAGGGGACTTTCGTCCCCTTTGTTATTTTAGAATGGCCATTCATCTTCCTCTTCTATCTTAGGCTCTTCTTTCTTTTCTTCAAAAACATAGCCATCTGGTTTTTCACCGAAGGTATCATCAAACTCATCGTCTAGGTTTAATATTTCTTCGCTTCTAGTAAGGTTACCATCTTCATCTTCTTCCATTTCAAGTTCATCATCATCTTCATCACCTTCTGAATAAACTTTCTTTTTCTTTTCTTCTTTCGGAAGTTCAATTTGACTAGCTGTTTCTTTAAGTAATTCAACTACTACTTCTGAACTTGGTTTCTCAATAATAACTTCATCAATGTTGGTATCATCTAAGGTTATTGTATCACCAGTCAACACAGCTTGTTCAGCCAAATAGTCCATCCAAGCTTCATATCTGTTGTCATCATTTTCAGTACCTTTTAAACGATAATATTTATCACGGTCAATGGCTTCTTTTTCATATTTGAATATGTCTTCAATATGACATAAAGGTTCATTCCACTTTCTAGATATAAGATTACCACTCATATCAGTTGCTATGTCTGCAATGATATATACATCAATTGGCAGTATGCCTTTGTTGACAACAGCGTTAAGGTCTTTTACTTCCAAACGTTTAAAGATTGCATCCAAAGATTCTTTTTCATTTTGAATACCATCAGCTTTGGCTTTTGCCATACGCACATGGTAATCAGCTCTAATTGCATCCCATTCTGTTTGCTCCATGTAGTTAGGTAGCTTGTTTACCTTATCCCAGAACTTGATTTCCTTGTCTTCCATGGTCATAAGTTCTTGATAAGAATCTTGGTCACCATCTTTGAATGGCATACCAGATACAAGTTCACATTCACCTTTGGTAAAGATTACACGTTCTTTTAAAACTTCAGTTGTTGTTTTGGTAGCTTTGTCTTTCACCTTAACAATATCCAAAAGAATCTTGCTACGAATTTCTGGATTGAAACAAACCAAAAGTGGTTTTACTTTCTTATTAAAGGCATCCAAATAACGAGCAACGTTATAATCATCAGTAAACAAACTTGAATTAATCTCATCAATTCGTGCATTGAAAGCTGCCAAATCGCTTGGTTCTAATTCATCGTTTTTAAGAATTGCTTTTTTAAGCATTTCAAGTTCTTTTACCATTTCAAAATCACGTTCAACAATCGCTGGGTCAATAAGACGACAATTCAATTGAACCGTAACTTCTGATGTAGGTGCATGTCCGTGTTCGGCTATGTATTTCTCTAATTGTTTCTTGCTCAACTTGGACCTGTTGATGGTTTTTAAATCACCATGTGATTTTGAACTACCAGTATTAACGTAATACAATACATCACCCAAAGTAACATCCAAACCATCTTTCAAAGCCAATTCCATGTGTGCTTGTTTAGGCATTGGATTACCAGCTTTATTCTTCATTGTAGCCTTCTTTTTGTAATCAGCTATGCTAGCCTTAACCTTGGCTTTGGTTGCAATTTTAACCAGTGGGATTTGGTAATTGTAAATCTTATCAACATATTCGTAATAGAAATTGATAAATGAATGTCCATCACCATCTAGTAACATGCGAATAGCCTTGCCCAAAAAGTCTTCGATGTAAACTGACATCTTTTTAGACTTGATAGAGTTACCCACAAGTTTAATCTTTCCTTCAATATCATTTGCGTAGTTCTTACGAGCAAAATTGATAGTAGAATTACAGATATCATCAATATCCAATCCCATACGACCTTCCATGTAGTTTTCATTGAATTCAGCTAGTACTGCATCCAAACCTACAAGTTCTTTCCCACCATCATCTTTGGTTTTCCAGTGATTACCCTTGGCAAGATACTTAATATCGTCAACATTGTCTGGAAACGCAAAGTTAAAACCATCGGTATCACCTACAAGCGGCTTGAAACCGTGTTTTTCTGTAAAGTGACGAACCATAAGACGAAGCGATTGACGACCACGACATGTTGTTTCTTCCGCAGAGTCAGTATCACCCCAATTGAAAATGTATGGAGCACCATAAGAACCGAACCATGAGTTAGCAAGAATCTTAAGCGGCAATTGCTTCTTGTCATAAAGGTTAGATAAACGCTTATGTTCGGCAATTTGTTTTTTAATGTCCTCTAATTCTTTAGGGTCCATAGAGGCTACTCTAGCGTTTATTTCAGCTATTTCTTCCTCTGACATTGTTTTAGGGTCTGGCTTAATCAACTTTTCAAGTTTTTTCGCTTTCTTCTTCTCAATACCAGTAAGGAATTTGAAATGGTCACGAGTATCAACCACATATGTAAGGATACCACGCATTACACCAGAAATATCTAAGTCTGGGAAGATAAGCCATGTAAGCTGTGTCTTAGGATAAAGAGCCGCAAAGTCAAGCTTTACAACATTCTTGGCATAACCCACTTCCAATAAACGAGAAAGACCACCAGTAAAATCACGTTTGGTTTGTGTTTCTGGAATAGCCAATCCATTTTGATATGACCATGCAGACATGATAAGTTTCCACTGACCAGCAGTACCCATTGTTGATGAACGCATGAATGTTGTTGGAAGCATCTTTGCGATAAGGAATGATGCTTGATTATAAAGGTTGTCAATTTGTTCAGTTTCCCACAAGTCATCACAAAGATAACGTTGTACAATATATGCACCTGTAACAATCTTATAATCTTCTTTAAGAGTGTTCTTTTCTGTTATTCTGTACCAATCACCATCCTTGTCATTGAAAGCATATTGGTTCTCGGTGTCTCTCCACGTAGAATTAATCTTATCACCTGGAACATACACACGGTTGGGTTTTGCAATACCAGAATATTGCGTTATATACTTCAAACCCCATCCTTTGATTTCAGAGTTGATGGCCATTGCTCTACGAACAGCATGTGAAATATCTAAAATGTTATAACCATACATGTGTGTTTGATTATAAGCTTCTGTTTCACCACCTAGTTTAAGCGTAGATGGTTTACGTTTGATTTTAGATGCTCTATTAAGTGTAATTGCAACATCAGTAATAGGAATATTAAGCCTTTCAGCACGTTCAAATAGATACGGCCAGTCAAAGTTTTCTGAGTTATAACCAGTAATGATATCTGGTTTTATAAAGTCGATGATTTTAAAAAACTTGATAATGTTTTCTCTTTCGGAATCACGTTTTTCTTGTGGGTTGTTTCCTGTAGTTTCCAATACATGTTCAATACCTTTGTTATCACGAACACCTATTTGAAATATAGCATTTTTGCTTGCAAATAACCCTTCCGTTTCCAAGTCAAACTGAAATCTATGAACATCATCATAATCATCCATTCCTTTGAATAAACGCTTGCCAGTTTGAATAAGAAATTGTTCAGTAGGGCTGAACATTACAAACAGCTTAGAATTTTCTTTACTAAATACGTCAATACCGCCTTCTTTGAAGAAGTTGATAAGGTCATTGTATGAACGCTTGGTTTGAGCTACGTATTTGTAGCCATTTTCCATACGAGGAGGTGTATAACCTTCATCGTTTGATGTTCTAAGCTTTTTAAAGGTAATGCCGTGTTTTTCACGAGCTTTGATAATCTCCATACGTTTACCTTCATACATCATTCTAGTAATGTCTTCTTTAAACCAAAGAAAAGGTTCGTATTTGTGTTCTTCAGTACGCTTTCCAGATTGTGGGTCATTTATGACTAGCGTAACGGTTGGGGTGTTGTACTCAGCTTCAATAGCTACAATGTATTTTTGTGGGTCGGAACCTTGTAGAAAGTTCTCGATTTGCTCATTGCTGAGTTCTTGTTTTATTAGACTCATAATATCCTTTTTTACAAAGGTACTAAAATATTTTGAATCTGACAAGCTTTTGGTTGATAAAAATTTTTAACTTTGTACATTACAAAGTTACAATTTTTATTTGAAAGTTGCAAGTAAAAAAGATTATTTTTTTATACTACCGTCTAAAACATTGACAAACAACTCTTCACGGATGGGTACAATAAGAGTACCCGTCCCGTCAAGAAATTCTATAGTAAATTGTGCGGCATATCTACCAGCAACTGAAGTTTCTTTTTCAGTAAATTTATAAATCAAATAATATTCTTCACCAACACAATCACTTTGTGGCATAACCAATTGAACTCCAGTAGATTTCTTAGCGATTCTTTTAACGCCAGTAACCACGTCACTCATGGTGAAATATATATCGGCATTCTGAATCATTTCGAAAAACTTTTGAAAGTCATTTCGGCCATCACGAATAAGTTCCAGTTTTAAAACTGGTAGTGTTGAATTTTTGTTTATGAAGAATTCCATTTTATCTATAAATATCTCAAATTAATTATTTAGGACCGTAAAGTTCCAAAATTCTTGTTTCCACATCAGTGTCAGTCCATTGACCAATAGCGTCATAAGCTGCACCTTCCCAAAGTACTACTTTACCTAACTTGTCGGTAAAAGCGATGACTTTTTTATTAGCAGAATCGTCAAGGATTTGTTTTATTTTAATTTCTGTTGCTTTTAATTGTGATGCTGGTACTTCTTTTAATACAACTTCACTAGGGAAATTTACAACCAAACCTTGATTGTTCAACCCCAAAACCATGTTTGGTTTTCTATTTCTAATTCTTATACTCATTTTTTGTTTTGTTTTAATTATAGGTTATTTTTGCTTTCGATAACTTGTAAATAATCATCTTTAATATTTTTAATTACAATATAATCAAGTTTATTACCATTTAAAGTAACAGCCGAAACACTGTTTATGAATTGAGTGGTTGAAGATAAACCAGAAACTGGTGTTGCAATAAAGTTAACAGTTAAACCAGTTTCAATCATAAATTTAACTGGATAAAAACGTTGAGCTCCGTCAATAGCTGAAATACTTTCCGATGGGTTGCTTGAAGTTAATGTTACCTCACCAGCATAATAAATGTTAGATAAATCAATAGTGCTAAAACCAGTTATATCCAATACTGCTGGAAAATTATTGTTATCATGGTCAATAACATAACCATTGTTACTGGTTAATGATGAGCCAGTAAAACTGGATAAAATTAAAGGACCTCCAATTCTAACATCAGACAAAATCGTTGACGTTGGCATGTAAATGTTTGACATTTCAGCAGCAACCCCCATTTCAATATAAACCAAACCACTACTATTATCAAGTACAATATTAGTAAGTAGTGAACCTTCTTTTAATGTCATTGTATCAAAATTACATCCGTCACCAATAGTAATATTAGCTATTTGAACATTACCTCCAAGATTCATTTGTGCAAAGTTTGAAGCTTCTCCAATAGTGATATTTGAAAATTCACAAAGTTGACCAGTAGTTATTTGACCAAAAGTGGCACCACTAACACCACCATTACACGTAATATTATTTAATAAAGTTAATTGACCTAAATCTAAAACAACAAAATCAGTGTTGGTCAAGCTCAATGTATCTATTTTTGCAGATTTACCCAAATTCAAATCTAACATTTGTGAATCATCCATTGAAATATTTGTCAAATAACAAGGAGTGCTCATGCCGTCAAAACCACCTTCTAGTGTTACATTTACAATATCGGAAGTAACACCTGTAAGCCCATCAATATAAGATTTAGGGTTTAATGTTATATAACTCATAACTCCACCATCTAGATTAACATTTTGAATATATGATGAGAAACCTAATTCAAGACCAGATAAAGTTGCACTATTTGTTATCGTCAAATCAATAATATAACTAGTGGCGGTTAAGTTTAGAAGAGTACTACCATTTAATTTACTAGAAATAAAAGCAGAATCACCACCTACTACAATATTTTCCATATAAGTGCTAGGACCAAGAACCAACTCTGAAATAATACCATTAGGTTGTATTTCAAGTGTGTCAATATAAGCAGAATCCCCAACTTTTAGGTTAAGTAAAAAAGACCCTTCATACATGGTAAGTTCATTAAAATAACTTCCAGCACCTTGAGTGCTAAAACCTATTTCTAGATTATCAATAATAGCTTCTGATAATATATTAACATGTTGAATATAACTATTATTATTGGGGTAAAAAATAATATTATCATCTGTATAACCTTTATTTAACCTAATATTTCTTAATCCTTGTGTATAACCATCATCATTATTAGCAATGTTAATATCAATCATAGACGTACTAGAACCCATAAAAATTTGTTCAAGAGATACATCATCACCTATGGTAATATCTTTAACTGTACATGTAACACCAATTTTTATATCACTAATACCAACTTCATAACCAATATAATCAAAACTAACCACTGATAACAAGTCAGCCTCTAAAGCTGTTACGGCTTGAGCAAGACAATTAAGCAAGTTTCTTTTTACACTGTTTTCATCATAAATAATAGCATTATTGATTTTACACAGAAAAACATTTCCACCCCATGGAAAAGCTGTAATAGAACTTTCTGCATAATTTAATTCATAATTAAAGGTAACTTCATTAAATGAATCTTTTCTAAAATAGATATAATCATTAACATAATCATATGCAATTTCATCAGTCACCAATGTATAATCAGTTTCATTGTAATCAATAACTGACCATTCAGCATCAAGTGTATACATATCCACTGATTCACCAACATTTCCATTTACATTTTCCCAAACCTTGCCACCCCAAATAACCTTGTCACCTATACTATACGTTGTGGCTGTAATAACCGAAGTAATTGTCATTTCACTATTGCTAGTTGAACCAGTCAACGATGTTGCGGTAGACCAATCACCAGTTCGTTGATGAATAGAAATGCTTAAATCGCCTGGAAGTGTTGCCAATATACCTGTTTGTCCACCATCACCTACCAATGTTTCACCTACAATAAAGTAACCGTTTTTTACTGAATATCCAAGTTTGTCAACATCGTTCCAAATAGCATAATCAGCATATTTTGGGTTATAAAATAAACCATGTCCGTTTTTTGCAACAGTAGTGCTTGAAGTAGCCAATAAAAAAATATCAGTACCACCATATAAACTTGGATGAACACCGCTAATTTTATATGTTGTTCCTTGAGTTAACCCACTGTTGCTGATTAACGTTAGTAAATCACCACTATCAATAGACACTCCATTGGTATAAAAACTTATATCATTTCCGTTGTATTTTTTAAGATTTACAGCACCGTTAATAGTTTCAGCAGAGTAAATAACTTCCCCCTTAAGGTAGATAAAATTGCTATCAAGTTCACCTTGACTCAACACACTACCTTTTGTATTATCACCATATGGACTAGTTAAAGTCCTTAACGTCAAATTATTACTCATTA